CGGGGACTTTAGTAATAGTATAATGTCAAAAATAGAAGTAGATGCAATTGATAAACAAAGTGGTTCTACAGTTACAATTGGTGGCTCTGGTACTAATGTTGTTTTAGGCACTTGTGGACAAACTGTATCTTTAGGAACTGGCGCTACTCAAACAGGATTTGGTAGAACAGGGACTGTAGATTGGGATACAACCCCAAAAACTGCAACATTCACTGCAGTTTCTGGAGATGGATTTTTTGCAAATACATCAGGCGGTGCATTTACAATGAATTTACCAGCAGGTGTGGCTGGAGCAATAGTATCAGTTGCCGATTATGCAGGGACTTGGCAAACAAATAATTTAACCGTTTCACCAAACGGAACAGATAAAATTGGTTCTGTAGCATCAGATGTAACTTTAAGTACAGAAGGACAGTCAGTAACTTTTATATTTGTAGATTCAACACAAGGTTGGATTAATACTATGGATTCAACATCTAATGTTAGAGCTAGTGCTTTTATGAGTGCAACAGGTGGAACTATTACAACATCTGGAGATTGTAAAATTCATACTTTTACAGGACCAGGTACTTTTTGTGTATCTGCTATAAGTGGAAGTTGTGCAGCAAATAATGTAGTTTCATATGTAGTAGTAGCAGGTGGTGGAGGTGGTGGAGGGGCACACGATTCTCCTGATAATAGAGCAGGTGGTGCTGGTGGAGCAGGTGGCTTTAGAGAAGTAAAAAGTCCACTTACACCATACACAGCTAGTCCTTTAGATGGTTATCCAAGTTCACCAAATAGAGTTACAGTAACAGCAACAGCTTTTCCTATAACAGTAGGTGGAGGAGGTGCTGGTGGTCGTAGATCAAGTAATAATTCAGCTAATGGTTCAAATTCAATTTTTTCAACAGTTACTTCAGCAGGTGGTGGTAGAGGTGGAATGGCAATTGGTGGTCCAGTTGGTTTTCCTGGTTGTGGAGGAGATGGAGGATCAGGAGGTGGTGGTTCTGGTGGTGGTTCTGGTACAGCTAGTGTTAAAGGAGATGGTAATACACCCCCTACAAGTCCTGCACAAGGATTTGATGGTGGTACTGGTTCTAATCCTGGAGGAGGTGCTGGTGGAGGTGGAGCAACTGCTGCAGGTGGAAATGCGTGTTCTTCTGATGGCGGACCAGGTGGTGCTGGAGCAACAAGTTCAATAAATGCAACTCCAACTGCTAGAGCAGGTGGAGGTGGTGGAGCCGGTGCTTCTGGTGGTGGTATGGCTGGAGGAGCAGGTGGAGGTGGACCTGGTGGTGGTAGTAATACAGCTGGAACTGCAGGAACAACAAACACTGGTGGCGGCGGTGGTGGCGCAGGTTGGGGTCCCGATGGTTCAACTAATTCTCTAGGTGGATCTGGTGGCTCTGGTATAGTAATAATAAGGTACAAATTTCAATAATTATGACAAGTAAAATTAAAGTAGATAATATAAATAAAGTTTCAGATGATTCAAACATCATTAGTAAATGTGGAAGTGCAGTAAGCGTTGGAGCATCAGGTAATACAGTTACTGTAACTGGAAATGATATAAGATCAGATAGTTATAAAGCAGCTGATGGTGGTGTCATTGCTAGTCAAAGTGGCACAACAATTACTTTAGGTGCTTCAGGAGATACAGTAACACTAGCAGCTGGTGCATCACAATCAGGTTTTGGTAGATCAGGTTCTGTTAATTGGCAGACTGCAATTATTACAGCAGATCCAGGACCAGCTGTTTCTGGTGTTGGATATTTTACAAATACAGCTGGATCAGCATTTAATATAACTTTACCAGCGTCTCCAAGTGCTGGAGATATAGTAGCAATAGCAGATTACGCAAACAACTGGGGAACAAATGCAATAACTCTTTTAAGAAATGGATCAAATATTGAAGGAGCTGCATCAGATCTTGTTTGTAATACAACAGGAGCTGCCATTACTGTTGTTTATGCAGATGGAACTAAAGGATGGGTTACAGTAGCTTCTGGAAATAGTAATCAAGCTGCAGATATTAAATATGTAACAGCAACTGGTGGTACAATAACAACAAGTGGAGATGACAAAATTCATACATTTACAGGACCAGGAACTTTTACAATTTCTTGTATAGGTAATCCTGCCGGCTCAACATCATATAGTTATCACGTAATAGCTGGTGGTGGTGCATCTGGTTATGGATATGGTTCTCATGGAGGTGCTGGAGGATATAGGGCAGGAGGTTGTTATGGTCCTGCTCCTTTAAGAGTTACTGCAGTAACAGCTGTTGCTGCTGATTTTCCAATAACTATAGGTGGAGGTGGTACACCAACTAAACCTACATATGGAACTGGAAGTAATGGTACTAATACTGTAGGGCTTAGTCTTACAGCAGCTGGTGGTGGTGGCGGAGCTGGTGGTGTACCAGGACCAAGTTTTGGTCAAAATGGAAGTCCAGGAGGTTCAGGTGGAGCTGCATCTGGAGGATCACCAGCAAGTACAGGTTTTACAGGTGGGACAGGAAATACTCCCCCTGTTAGTCCACCACAAGGCAATCCTGGAGCACCATCGGCTGCACAAGCTTATTATGGTCAAGGTGGAGGTGCAGGAGGTGCAGGTAATTTTGCAGGCGGACCCCCAACATATGCAGCAAATCCAACGGGTGTACCAAGCACAATAAGTGGAAGTGATTTAATATATGCTTCTGGTGGACCAATTCCTTCTTCACCAGCTAATAGAGGTAATGGTGGAAATGCAGAAGGAAACAATGGTGATAGTGGAGTAGTAATAATAAGATATAAATTTCAAAATTAAATAAATTATGAGTGAAATAAAAGTAAATAAAATTAGTCCAAGAGCAGCGTGTGGTACAGTTACATTAGGAGATAGTGGCGATACGTTCACAATCCCTGCAGGTGCAACAATTAATAACCAAGGTACGGCAACAAACTTTGGTGCAACGGGTGCTGTGTCTTGGAACACAACAGTTAAGACAACAACTTTTACAGCAGTAGCTGGTGAAGGATATTTTATAAATACAACAGGTGGAGAAGTAACAGTTAATTTACCAGCAGGAACTGCAGGCGCAGTTGTTGGAATTAAAGATTATGCAGGAACTTTTGATACAAACAAAGTAACAGTAGCACCTAATGGTTCTGATAAAATTGCTGGAGATAACACTACTGATGGAACTTTAACAACAAAAGGTATTGCAGTAACTTTTATTTTTATAGACTCAACACAAGGTTGGTTAGTAACAGATTCAGGTTTAACATCAGAGCTACCAACAGCATCATTTATAACAGCTACGGGTGGTACAATAACAACAGATGGTGATTATAAAGTTCATACATTTACAGGACCAGGGACTTTTACAGTTTGTTCTGTAGGTAATTCTGCAGGCTCAACAGAAGTTTCTTATTTAATAGTTGCTGGTGGAGCCGGAGGTGGCGGTGGAAATCAAGTTTGTGGAGAATATGAAGGTGGTGGCGGTGGAGCTGGCGGTGTTAGAGAAGGTAAAACTCCTCAATGTACTTATACACAAAGTCCACTAGCTTGCACTTCAGGAGCTAATAATGGAATAGCAGTAACAGCACAAAGTTATCCAATTGTAGTAGGAGGAGGCGGAGCTTTTGCACCCCCACCTTTAGATACGACACCAGGAGTAGCAGGTACTCCGTCTTCAGCATTTAGTTTAACTTCTACAGGTGGTGGTGGAGGAGGTGCAAGAAATACACCTTCAAGCTCATCAAGTGGAGGCCAACCAGGAGGTTCTGGTGGTGGCGGAGGTCAAGCAGATAATCCAACTCAACAAGGTTATGTTGGTGCGGGTAATACTCCTCCAGTTAGTCCACCACAAGGTTTTCCAGGTGGTGCAGGAAATTTAAATCCAAATACTCCAACAGCGTCAGGCGGTGGTGGAGGTGGTGGAGCAACTGTTATAGGTGGAGCTAGTCCAGTTCCAGCTCCTGATAATATAGGTGGAGCAGGTGGAACAGGCGCAACAACAAGTATTACAGGAAGTCCAGTAGCTTATGGTGGTGGAGGTGGTGGATCAGGTTACAACTGTGCAGGTGCAGCAGGAACAGGTGGTGGAGGAACAGGTTCAACATTTCCAAGTGTTGCAGGAACAAGTGGTACAGCTAATACTGGTGGTGGCGGTGGAGGTGGTGGAAGTGGTAATAATCACCCAACAGCAACCCCTGGAGGAGCTGGAGGATCTGGAGTTGTTATTATTAGATACAAATTTCAGTAGTTGAATGATAATTAAAATTAATATATAAGGAGATAATTATGGCACACTTTGCAAAAATAGGAATGAATGGAAAAGTTATTCAAGTTTCTACTATGGATAATGATAAGATGTTAAACGCTGATGGAGTTGAAGACGAAACAGTAGGTCAACAGTGGTTAGAAACACACAACAACTGGCCTGCACAAATGTGGATTCAAACATCTTATAATACATCTGCTAACACACATTCATCAGGTGATAACTCAAAAGCATTTAGAGGAAACTATGCAGGCATAGGTTATGAGTGGGATGAAGATAATCAAATTTTTTGGCCTAAAAAACCTTCTTATCCTTCTTGGGTAAAAGATACTACAACTGCACTTTGGAAATCACCAATCGGTGATGCTCCTGCATTAACAGCAGAACAAGAATCACAAAATACAGCTGACACTCACAAATGGGGATATGTTTGGAATGAAGCTAATCAATCTTGGGACTTGACAGATCATAAGGCATAAATTAAAAATGGTGGTGGTATGCAGAAGAAAGTATTAACAGAACAAGCATTATATTATGGTGATGTGGCAATGCCTAAAGATTGGGACATTGACCGAGATAAATTATCAGGCGATATTTTACAATCAGTAATTCAAAACAAAGATTTTCCATTTTCAAGAACTTGGGATATGTTTCATACATATATTAGTGATCATATTCGTGTAGAATATGATATAAATTTAATTAACAAAGAAACGTGGGGTAACATTTATAAACCCGGCGAGACTACAATTCCATTATTAAACATAGATCCAGTAGATTTACGAAACTCACCAGACTTTACATTGTTATATGGTGTAAAAGTTAAAAACTGTAATGTTCGAATACACTATGAAGATAATAGACGTAAAGGTAGATCTTGGGATATACCATTAGAAAATAATCAATTTATAATGTTTCCATCAACTAATATGTATTATTTAACTAACAACCAAAAAGATTCATTAAACTTTGTACAAACAATAACTTATGAATATATCTAATTACTATTGGTATTTTAGTGGTGTGTTAACACCTAAATTTTGTGATGATGTTATACAATATGCTAAATCACAGAAAGAAGTTATGGCTAGAACTGGTGGTTATGGTGAAAAAAAATTAAATAAACAAGAGGTTTTAGATTTAAAAAGAAAACGAAACTCTGATTTAGTTTGGCTTAATGATACTTGGATATATAAAGAATTACATCCATATGTTCATAGAGCAAATCAAATGGCAGGGTGGAATTTTGAATGGGACAGATCTGAATCTTGTCAGTTTACAAAATATAAATTAAACCAATATTATGATTGGCATTGTGATGGTTGGGATAAACCTTATGATAAACCAAACACACCCGATCACGGTAAAATTAGAAAACTATCTATGACTTGTCAGTTAACAGATGGTTCAGAATACAAAGGTGGTGAGTTAGAATTTGATTTTAGAAACTATGATCCACATATGAGAGACGAATCAAAACATAGAGTGCAATGCAAAGAAATATTGCCAAAAGGATCTATAATTGTATTTCCTAGTTTTGTGTGG